CAGCAATCAATCCAGCGTTTTATAAACTTGTTCCTTACCTCAGAGAAAACTTTGAGTACATTGACTTGAACTTAACTACTAATGGAGCTTGGAGTAAACGTCGAGGTCAGTTTCTTTTAGATCATATGAATAGCATTACTGTATCATATCATACAGAAGGAACTAAAGAACAAAAAGAATTAGTAAGAGATAACATACTTTTTGCAAAAGACAAGTTAAGAGTAAATGTTATGATGCATGTTGATCATTTTGATGAATGTGTAGATCTAATAGAAAACTTTTTGAAACCTAACCAGATCAAATTTATTCCAAGAATAATTGGTGATGATGGTATGTACAAAAACTGGTGGTTTAAAGATGATGATGGACAGTTAAGAAGAACTACTCATGTTTATTCAGATGAACAATTATCTTATCTTAGAGATCATTGGAATGAAAAAAACCAAGAAGTTTCTAATCAAGCTCCAATATTAAAACGAACAGGTGACAATACTGGCTTTGGTCGTAACATGGGAAGAATGTGTTGCGGTGGCAGATGTATGACAATAAAAGAACCTGGAGAGAATGTTAGAGATTCAATGTTTATTGAACAGTCTAATTTTAAAGATTACAACTGTATGATAAACTGGTTCTTCTTACACATAGAAGAAGATCGAGATGCAGTCTATCACCATCAGACTTGTATGGGTAGACTAGAAGGATCTCCTTTTCCAGAAATGAAACCTGAACTAGAAGAGAAATATGGTCACTTGTTTAGACCTGAAAAAGGACCTATATGCTCTATCAGTAAGTCAGATAGTTATCTTACATGGTTAAGAAATGAATTTGCAAAAGGTAGAACACCCATAATGAAATGTCCTAATACACATTGTGGTTGTGGTATTTGTATACCTAAAGCTAAAGAATATAAAGTAATGAAAAACATTGCTGATCGTTATGTGAAAGTAGGTAATGTTTTATCTTGATCTACAAAAAGGTAATGAAGAAGTTACTATTGAATTCTATGAATGTGATCACTCATTAGGACACAAATGGGCCGAAGCATTAAGGAATCATATCGATACTAAGTTGCCTGTATCTCAACCTAATAGAATTTACAATCTGAATGATCAATGGACAGAACCAAATATAGTAAACGCAATCTGTCATTGTATAGAAGTAATTAATACTTACAAACCTGTTATAGATTATCAAATAACTGGAGATAGTATTACTCAAGAAGATTCTAATAAGCTACATCATTACTTTGAGATACTACGAGGAGAGAATGAATCTCCAAATGAGTTTTATGTCAATGCTCCTAGTCTAATAAAAAAGTACATAGAAGAATATAATGTGTTGATACATCGCTGGGAAGATTTAGGATTACCAGGTAGAATAGTTGTACACTTTAGAGATAGACCAGTGTTTGATCTTGCAGATGAAGATTATCAACATTGGACATTGGATTATCAACCTGGTGATATAAAACTTAATTACTGCCACAAAGGTAAAACTATCTTTGATGTGTTTAAGGATCAAGATGATATAGTTGGTGAAGATAACATAAGACCTCAGTTTAAATATTCTCCTGACTTTAATCTTGGCTTTGTTAAAGGTCCAGGAGAAATTAAACAGTTCAATGATTGGTGGATTGATAATCAAGAAAAACTAGGATATAGTTTTGGAGATCCTAAGGCAGCAATTGGTCATGCTGTAGTAGGTAAATGTGTAGAAGACCCTGAGAAAGTTAAACAATACATATATGGGTCAACAAGAATATTGAGAGTAAGACACAATGGTAAGAGTGGAAGATCTTAACATAACATTTTTTCATATTCCAAAGAATGCTGGTAGTAGTATTGCATCTTGGTTAGTAAGAAATGTAAATGGATATGAATACTTTGATGAATTTAGACATTCAACTCCTAAAAGTCTTTTACCCATATTTGAAGATTTTGGTTGGAGCTTTTGTTGTGTAAGAAATCCTTGGGAAAGAAATGTAAGTTGGTATAACTTTTTTAAGAAGCAAGGAAAAATAAAAATAGACTTTGATGATTATATGGAGAAGCTTTTGAAAGGTGAATACTCAGCAAAGTATATAAAGCCTCCATCAAATCAAGCAACGTTCTGTGAGAATGTTGACTTTGTATTGAGATATGAAAACCTAGTTGAAGATTTTAAAGTCGTTCAAGAAAAAACTAATTGCTCAGTTCCTCTTCCTCATACTAACAAATCTGTTGACTTTAAGTACAAAGAGTACTATACTAAGGATACATGGATTGACTATATAGGCAATTGCTGTCGTGAGGAAATCTACTTGTTGGGATATAATTTTGGAGAGTAGTATGAAATTAGTTAGTGATAATACAGAACCTGAATTGATAGGAATAGTTACTGATACAGATGATGTAAAAGTAATTGATGAAATTGTTCAGTCATTAAACAAAGATCTAATAGATAGTGGATTTGATGAATATCAGTATAGTACTGTTCGGAGAGGTAATAAGATATACGTAGAGAGGAACTAGAATAGGCCCTCAGGGGCCTTTTTTTTACTTATAAATATAAGAAAAAATATAAGGTAAAAAATGCTTCGCTTAGGCCAGTACATAAGAGAAAGTGCAGATATGGATAAATTACTTAACCATCTAAAGAAGATTGGTTATAATAAGTATCAGACTCCTACTAAAAAGAAAGTACTTGTTTATGTTCCAAAGTCTGATAGAATGTCAGCAATGAATGATCTGGAGAAAAAGCTTGGAGGATTCATTGATAAGAGTCCTGAATTGATGAGAGCTATATCTTCAATGGGTGGGATTAGATTTGATAGTGGTCCTTACAAGGACATGGTTGTTGGAGTTAAGCCAGATCAATCAAAAGGATTAACTACTGACGAACAAGAAACCTTTGCTGGTCTATTCATAGCAACAAAACTTGCTAAACCTGATACAGACTTTTCTGAAGAAGATTTAACTAAGTATGGAGACAGTAGTACATTTTCAAAACATAAAGCATCAGAGCTTTTAATGAAAGCTAGCCCTGGTTGGGTTAACAGTTCTACTGTAATTGCTGAGAAGCTTTATCCAATGCTAAAAGGCCAAAAGTATGAAGTACATCAGAGGTCTGGTAGTAAGTTTGAAAAAGCTATATCAACTAGAGCCAAGCAACTGATAAAAGAATCTGGTCATGTGATGGGTTTAGATAAATGGAACCCTGCTGACATCTGGTTAGTACAACCTAAGTTTAGAAATACAAACTTTAATCAGTTTAGAAGTATACTTGATTTAAATGAATGGATAGCAGAAAACTTTAGAAGTAAAACTGTGATGGGAGTATCACTTAAACAAGTTGGAAGATCTGCTAAGACTGAAGTATTCAATGATGGTAATAAAACAGAAATATTCTATTTGAAATTTGATACTGGCAAGACAGGTTTTGAGAAAGCTATTAATGCTACAGTTCATTTCAAAGGTGACAGTACTGGTTCATTTGTCCTTAGATCGTTTGGTCGACCTGAGAGTATAAGTGCTGAGATAAATGGAGCTCTAGCTCAAGGTGGTAAAGTAGGAGCTGGTCCTTTATTTAATATTATGAAAAGATTTGATAGATCATTTAACACAATGACACATCAACAGATATCTGCGTTGTATAAGAATGATCCTGGTAAAGTCCATCAGATGCTATATGATAGAATGAAGAAACTTGAACCACAACAGGCTCGTAGGTTTAATGCTAATACTCTTGGTAAAGCTATTATGTCAAAACCTAATTCATTAATCTATGTTATATCTAAAATGCAATCATCTGATGTTGTTATGTCTATAACTAAAATGCCTAAGAAAAAAAGAGATGAATTACTTGCAGCAGTAATTTCATATGCTGCTTCATCTACTGAGATAAGTTCTATGTTTTTGAAAGTAAGTTAATGAGCTTTGCTGAATTCATAACCGAACAAAAGAATACTCATATGACACATATTGAGGATAAGGTTCTTTATGGTGGTGTTAAAGGAACACGGCAAGCTATCATGGCTTTAAGAGAATTACGTAATATGTTGAGAGGTGAACACAGTGGATCTGTTAGCGTTAAGTGGGATGGTGCCCCTGCTATTTTTGCTGGTATCGATCCTCGCGATGGAGTATTCTTCGTTGCGAAAAAAGGGATCTTCAATAAGAACCCCAAGGTTTATAAGACCGCTGCTGATGTTGATGCTGACACTAGCGGCGATCTTGCTAGTAAGCTTAAACTGGCTCTTAGATACTTGCCTGCATTGGGAATTAAAGGAGTTGTACAAGGTGACTTCTTGTTTGGGCCAGGTGACGTGGCAACAACTACTATAAAAGGACAAAAGTATGTTACCTTTCATCCAAATACTATCGTCTATGCGTTGCCTGTTGAGTCGACAGGAGCTCGCGATGTTAAGAAATCAAAAATTGGAATTGTCTGGCATACATCTTATACCGGTAACTCCTTCGAGACTATGCGAGCTTCGTATGGAGTTGATGTCTCCAAGTTTAAGTCAACCAGAAATGTGTGGAGTCAAGACGCAACGCTCCGGGATCTAACTAAAGCTACTATGAGTAAAAAGGATACTGAAATTGTTAATGAACACTTATCGAAAGCTGGCTTCCTTTTCAACAAGATTGCTGGATCAACACTCAAACAACTCGAAACAAATCAAGAGCTACCGCGCCTCATTGAGCAATTCAATAACAAGTACGTTAGAAAAGGCCAAGTCATTGGAGATTCAAGACGACACGTATCAATGCTCATTAGGTGGATCAGACTCAAGTACGGAAAAGAAATAGCTAAAAGAAAAACTCCAAAAGGTAAGACTGCACAGCAACAAAAGCTGGATAAGATACTATCATTCTTCTCAGAAGATAATAAAATGTCATTACAATATATGTTTGACTTACAAAAAGTTATTGTTTTGGCAAAATTAAAACTTATAAATACTCTCAATAAACTAAGTAATATTAATACTTTTGTTAAGACTCGTAATGGATACAAGGTAACTGGAGAAGAAGGTTACGTTGCAATTGATAAACTTGGTGGTGACGCAGTGAAAATTGTTGATCGTATGGAATTCTCATACAACAACTTTTCACCAGATATATTAAAGGGATGGGACAAGCCAACGAGGAATTAAATGGCAATACGATTTAAAGACTTTACACCTGTAGACTACATGCCTGGCGAAGATGAATTAATCAAACGTCAAGCTAAGAAAAGAAAAATTGCAGACCAAGAACATGAAGCAGTAGAACCTGCTGATGAAGCTCTCTCTATGGCAGCTCGTCGTGCTAAGTCACGACAGATGAAAAAGTATAGAGCTAGACTAAAAGTTGGTCGCAAGAAAGCACGAATGAAGATTGCAAATCAGAAAGTGCTTAATAGACGAGCTCGTAAAGCTGCAAGAAATGCTATTACTAAGAAGCTCACAAAAGGTATTCCTAAAGCAGATCTCACTCCCGCAAGAAAGCAAGAAATAGAAAGACGATTGGACAAGATGGGTCCAAGAGTAACTCGTCTTGCTAAGAAGATGTTACCAAAATTACGACAAGCTGAGATAGGTAAAAAACGCGGGTAGAAGATGATAAACAGATTTAGTCAGTTTCTTGTTGAAGAAGAGAAGACGGTTTATTTTACATTTGGTAGAATGAACCCTCCTACTATTGGTCATGGTAAGTTACTAGACACACTAGCTACTAAAGCTGGTCGTAACCCTTATCGTGTTTATGTTTCGCAATCACAAGATAAAAACAAAAATCCATTACAATATAAAGATAAGATTAAACATGTAAGGAAGATGTTTCCTAAGCATGCTCGTTCTGTTATGGTAAACAATAAAGTTAAGAATCCTATAGATGCAGCAGTTGTTCTATACAACGAAGGATTCAAAAACGTTGCTATGATTGTTGGATCAGATAGAACTAGAGAGTTTGATGTTCTTCTTAACAAATACAATGGTAAGCAAGGTAGACATGGTTTTTATAACTTCAACAGAATAACAGTTGTCTCTGCTGGTACAAGAGATCCAGATGCTGAAGGTGTTGAAGGTATGTCAGCATCTAAGCAAAGAGACAATGCAAAAGAAAATAACTTTACTGCCTTTGCTCAAGGTCTTCCAAAGCAAATGTCAAATCCTGATGCAAAGAAACTATTCAATGCAGTCCGTATGGGTATGGGTTTGAAAGAAGCAAGAGAGTTTAAGAATCATATACAACTTGAACCAATTTCAGATAGAAGAGAAGCATTTGTTAGTGGTAGCTTGTTTCACATTGGTGAAGAAGTTATTGTTAAAAAGACTAATGATGTAGGAAGAATAACAGTACTTGGATCAAACTATGTTATTGTGGAAACCACAAATGGAAAGACCAGGCAGTGGTTAGATGCAGTAGAAAAGATTCAAGAAGAGTACAAATACTATGATGGTACTCCAGAAGCAGATAAACATATGAGACAAATGACTCCAGGTCAAAAGAATGAAGATAGACCTGGCTTGTGGGCTAACATTCATAAGAAGAGACGAGAAGGTAGACCGATGAGGAAGAAGGGTGAGAAAGGTGCACCCACTCCTGATCAAATTAAACGTGCGCAAGAAAACACAACAACTGCTCAAGATCCTGACATTGCAGATCGTAAAGGTTCACAACCAGCAAAGTATCACACTGGACTATCAAAAGCAACTAAGATAGCTAGAGACAGACATTTCAAAGCAGGTAAAAAAGGACCAGCACCAGGTGATGCAAATGCTGAAACTAAACCATCTAAAAATACATTATTTGTTCGCAAGATGATGGATGAAAAAGATTCTCATTTATCTCAAGAAAAAGAAAAACAAAAACGTGAAAAAGAAGCAATGAAAAAACGTCATGATAGCAGATCAGATAAAGCTAGAATGAGAGATACTAAAGCAGCTAACATGGGTGTAAATGAATATGGTGGTCCTCCTATATCTCGCAAAGCATATTTGAAACAGGATCCAATGAAAGAAGATAAAGATCTTTCATTTGCAGCCAAATCTAAAAAGTCTGGCGTATCAGTAGCTACTCTTAAAAAAGTATATGCAAGAGGTGTAGCTGCTCATAGAACAGGAGGTCATAGACCTGGAACATCCCCTGAGCAATGGGGTCATGGTAGAGTAAATGCGTTTATAAGAAAAAAGAAACAAGGTGGATTAAACCACGATAAGGATTTAGCGTAATGGCAATAGACAAAGACCCAAGCACTATGAGTAGTCAATCTCTAAACACGATTGCTAACAACGAAAAACATCCTTTGCACACACATGCAAAGGCAGAACTCGCTCGTAGAAATACAAAAAAAGAAGGTGGGTTCAAACGTATTGCAACGTCTCAATCTAGTAAGCCTGATAGAATGGCTCCTGGTAAGGGCTTAGATACATTTAAGAAAAAAGAAATCGAGAAGACCAATGAAAAAACTCTTACTCCAAATGAGTTAAAGAAGAGAAAAGAAGTGGCAAAAGCAATAGCAAAGGATGACCCAAACATGCCGATGGATAAAAAGATGGCTATCGCAACAGCCACAGCTAAAAGAGTTGCAGAAGACGCATCACCTAAAAACTGTCCTGATGGACAGTACTACTGTCAAAGTACTTTAACCTGCAAACCAATTCCAGATGGTCATGTAAAAAATAAAGATGGATTTTTAGTAAAAGAATCTGTTATGGAAGCATATAAAGTAGGACAAACAGTTAAACCTACTAAGGGACCACATGCTGGTCAAGATCATGAAGTTATTCATGTTCATGGTGATGGTTCATATAATATTAAACCAAAGAATATGCCAGCTAGCAGAATCAGATATAGACTAGGTGCAGCTAAAGCTAAGCATGATGATTTAAAAGAAGTATCAAGAGATAGACTGTCTGATTATATGAGAAAGTCAGCAGACGATGTTGCTAAGGCTCGAGGAGACACTAGACGTCAAGATAAAAGAATTAGTGGACAGAAGAAAGCAGATGATAAGATAAGAGCTATGCAAGGTAAAGGATCAGCAGCTAAAGTTCCTGCAACTGAATCTAAAGTTGACGAACTTTCATTAAGTATGAAAGATATTACTAAAACTGGAATCAGTCCAGTAGTAACTAAAGATAAAGAAAAGATTAAAAAAGATTTAGCTGCTATGAAACCTAAAGAAGCTACTATTCCAGATGGTAAGACAGCTATGACAAAATCAGATAAGCCAGATTTATCTGCAGATGATAAAATCAAACTAGACAAAATCATGAAAATGATAGGTAAAAGATGAGCGAAGAATTAGATAAGGCATTAGAAGAACTTAAAGGTACAAGGATGGATGATGCCTATTACTATTTCAAAAAAGAGGCAGAACTAGGTGGACCCAAAGGAAAAGAACCTACACGTTATGGAACTTGGGAAAGCAAAGGTAAGGAGATAGACTTTTGAAAAAGTTTAAAACTTTTGTAGAAGATATGTCGGGTATGTCAGTAGGTTCTGGTCATAAGCGTCCTGTTGATAAGGGTGCAGGAATGACTAAGAAAGGTGTTGCAGCTTATCGAAGACGCAACCCTGGAAGTAAATTACAAACAGCTGTTACTGCTAAACCAAGTACTTTGAAACCTGGAAGCAAGGCTGCAAAGAGACGTAAGGCTTTTTGTGCACGATCTAGAAGTTGGACTGGTGAAAGAGGCAAGGCAGCACGGAGACGATGGAATTGTTGAGGAAATGATAGATGGTTCAAAAAGTGAATGAAAATACTGAAGTAGCATTACCACTTCGTAATATTATAAGTATGATTGCAGCAGCGTCAATCGCAACTTGGGCATACTTTGGAATTGTAGAAAGATTAAATCAAATTGAAACTAACATTACTATGATGCAAGCAGATTTGGAGTTTAATACAGAGTTTCGTATTAAGTGGCCAAGAGGAGAAATGGGTTCTCTTCCTGCAGATAGTGAACAGTTTATGTTAATAGAACATTTAGCAACTGAACTTGAGAAACTAACAGAAGAAATAGAGAGCGGTCAAGCACCTTTTGACCAACAACAGAAACTTACACTAGAGTTTTATGAAAAGCGAATAAACCAACTTGAAGCAGCACACGAAAAGATACGTAACGATATAATGGATATGGTACACGATATGAATGGAATGAAACCTGGTAATAAACATAATGGACACTAAAAATGGTAATAGAAGCATTCATTCTTTTAATGTGGTTTGGAGACCCCATGCAACTAAAAGAATACACTGTTCGTGATGGATTAGGTGATTGCTTAAAAGCAAAAAGAACTATTGAAAGGACCTTGCGAGGCGGTAAGTCTAGTCAGTATACAGGTTCTGTTCGACTGGGTTGTAAAGAACTCAAAGTCGAAGTTAGTGATGATGGTCTGTACATCATAAGAAACTTTATTGATGCAGATCCCAAGGATCTAAACCCATAGGATAAATAATGGCAGAGAGTACAACAAAAAGATTAGATCGGATTGAGGAGAAGCTCGATAAGATGGGTGAAGTGCTTGTTGCTCTTGCCAGATTTGAAGAGAAGATGGATGCATATAACGAATATCGAGAGAGATCGTGGGATCGTATGAATAAGTTCTCATCAAAACTCGATGACATTGAGAAAAAAGTAGATGATAATTGTCGTACAGTAGGTACGATAAATAAACTGTTCTGGGTAGGACTCGTTGCTATTTCAGGATCAATCGCAGCTCAGCTAATGATATAAGGAGAAAGACATGAGCGAATGGATCAAAAAGTTGGCTGAGGGATATAAAACGGTCAACGAAAATCAAAAAGCTGCCTTGCAGAAAAAACTTGCAAAGGCATCAGCATCATCAGAGAAAGGAAAGAAAGCTGTAACACTTCCTAAGGCACCTTTCGATGTTCCTGATGAAGATAAAACAAAGAACGAAGGTGTACAGTTTCATATTCCAGAAGATGTACCAGTAGATGAAAGAGATATGTTTATGGCAAAAGCAGCTGCTGCTCATAAGGCTGGCCAATCTCATTTCACTATGAATGGTAAAAAACATCCTGTGACAATGAAAAAAGATACAGCTAAAGCAGTTAATTCTTCCACAAACGAAGAGAAGGAAGAAAAGAAAGAGGATCATATGAGAGGTTCTATGATGCGTGACCGTCTAAAGAAAAAGATGGCTAAGAATGAAGAAGAAGAAATAGTCATGAATCCTAAGAAAGAGAAAAAAGAGAAGGGTGCAACAGCCGATGAAGCAGGGATGTCTGCAGAGTCAGTAACTCCTAAAGTTTATGCTCGTATTCTTGAAGCTCGAGGAACAGCTGATAAAGATGGTAAGCATCAAGGTAAGGGTGCTCCACCTGAAGACTGGAATGAAAAAGAAAAGAATAACAAAGGTGCTATGGATATGAGAAAGGACATGGAAGGTCCTAAGATGGATGATCCAGAGCAATCTGATCAAATGACTAAAGCTGCTAATGCAGCTCCAAATCCTCAAATGAGAAAAGGTGATAACAAAGCAGGTGATAAGAAAATAATTCCATCTGCAACTCCAACGAAAGGAATGTAATATGGCGATTAGACCTCCGTCATGGTGTGCTGGAGCTATTCCAGATAAGAACAAGGGATGGGTAGATCCTAATAGTGGTGATATACTTATTTCTTCTAGATTTACTCAAGCTGATATAGATGAGTTCTATGGACTTCCATCTATTCCAGAAGTGCAAAAGATTCAACCAAAGCCAGAACCAGAACCAATGGTAGAAGCTATAGAAGTTGATGAAGATGATGTTCCAACTGACTGGAATGAAGATGGTGAAATAGACGAACTTGAAGCTATGTCTAAAGAAGAGCTAGAACTTCTAGGAAGACAGCATGGAGTAGAACTAGATCGACGTCTTACAAAACAAAAACTTGTAGAAACTATGAGAGGTATCTTGTCTAAATAAAGTCGAACGTATAG